GAAGAAAGTTATCAGATTCTTGCGAAAAGCGATAAAATGCAATCTCAAATTATTGAGGCGATTAAGTTTTATGAGAATAGAGTACATTTAACTTGTACAGTTAGTGATGATATATTTTTATATGAAAGAGTTATTCCTATTACGGAATATCCTATTATCCCTGTTCCTTATATGTATACAGGTACCCCATATCCAATGAGTGCTGTTACTCCTTTGGTTGGTAAACAGCAGGAAATTAATAAAGCTCATCAGATTATGTTACATAATGCGAACCTTGCGTCTAATCTTAGATGGATGTATGAAGAAGGTTCTGTTCCTGAGGAAGAATGGGAACAATACTCATCTTCACCTGGGGCTTTGTTAAAGTATAGACAAGGATTCTCGCCTCCTACCCCTGTATTACCAGCTCCTATCAACAACGCTTTTTATACTATTACTCAAGAGGGTAAACAGGATGCTGAATATATATCAGGTGTTCCATCGTCAATGATGGGATTTACTCAAGATCAGCCTGAGACATATAGAGGATTACTTGCGAATGACGAATTTGGTACTCGTAGATTAAAAGCATGGATGGGAAGTATTGTAGAACCTGCTTTAGAATATTTAGGTAGATGTTTTCAGATGAGGGCTCAAAGTCATTATACTGTTGAAAAAGTATTTAGAATTGTACAGCCTGAAGCAGGTCAGCAACCTGATGGAGATAAAGAAGTAAGAATTAATATTCCTGTATATAATGATTATGGTAAAGCAATATCTGTATTCAGGAATTATTCATCTGCAAGATTTGATATAAGAATTATAGCTGGTACTACGATGCCTATTAATAGATGGGCATTATTAGAAGAGTATTTCAAGTGGTTCCAAGCTGGATTAATAGATGATATTGCTATGATAGCTGAAACTGATATTAGAAATAAGAAGCAAGTAATTGAAAGAAAATCAATGTACTCACAGCTTCAAGGTCAAGTCTCATCGATGGAAGAGGCTATTAAAGATAAGGATGGAACTATCGAAACATTACAGCGTCAATTAGTACAGGCTGGTATAAAGATGAAAGTCGGAGATGCTGCAATGGAAGTTAGAAAAGATGTTCTTCAAACTGAGGCTCAACAGAAACTCCTAAGAGGGATGATGAAAGCTGAATTTGATAGAATGAAAAAAGAAGGTGTTGCCCCTGAAGAAGCTGGAGAAGCAGAATAGTGGCTTGGACTAAAAGAGGCTATCCAAGTATGGCTAGAAAAGGCCGTAAGAATGGTAGATGGATAGACGGAAGTAGTCAAACTCATTACAGAAATAAAGCAAAAGCAAGTCCTGGTAAAGTTGTCCATCATTTAGATGGTAATAAATCAAACAACAGCAGGTCAAATGTTAGTGTTATTAGTAAGGCTAAACATAACAAAGTTCACCCTGAAAAAGGTGGAACAAGAAGATGTGGTAAAGGATATAGTTGGAGTAAACAATCAAAATCATGCATAAAATTAAAATAGTTGTTTCTTTTACCAATTTTTTGTTAACTTAACCCAACAAAAGGAGTTTTAAATATGGAACAAGAACAAGTAGGCAACGCAATAGAAGCCCCCGAAAGTGATTTCCAGACCCTCAGTGACTTAGAATCTGGAGATTTCTTTGAATCTCTGGATTCAAATGTAAATGGAGGTATAATAGATAGCGAATATTCGCAGTCAACCTCGCAAGATTTAGGTGATAACACACCAGCGAGCCCTAGCGGAGTTCAAGAGCAAGACAGCGATGTTTTGCAAAAGAGGTATAGTGATTCAAGTCGAGAAGCTAAACGCCTTAGTGGCAAGCTTAATGAACTTGAACCATATATGCCTATACTCGATGCAATGAGAGAAGACCCTAATTTAATTCAGCATGTGCGGAATTATTTTGAGGGTGGTGGTCAAGCACCAGAAAGTATGGCTCAAAATATGGACCTTCCGGAAGATTTTCAATTTGACCCTGATGATGCTTTTACTGATCCACAATCGGATTCAGCTAAAGTATTCGGGGCTACAGTTGATGGTATTGTCCAAAGACGACTTAACAATGAGTTAGGTAAACAGAAGACAGATAACCAGAGACTTGCACGAGAAACTGCTTTTAGACAAAAGGTTGAAATGACCGATGATGAATGGTCTACTTTTGTTGACTTTGCTAAGAATAAATCGCTTGAATTAGATGATATATATTATCTTATGAAGAGGAAAGAACGTGAGTCTAATATTGCTGACAATGCTAGACATCAAGTTGCTTCACAGATGAAAAAGGTACAGGAGCAACCACGTTCATTAGCTACAGCAGGAAGTGCTACAGTTGAAACATCTCAAGACGATCAGGTATTTGAAACCTTACTCGGTATTGACCACGAATTGGACAATGCGTTTGGCTAATAGCTGATATTTTTCTCAGCCATTTAGCGAACGCTTAATCGTAAATAGGAGAAGGTAAAAATGGCTGATTTATTTACAATGGAATCAACTGCTGATGTCGGCGGTGGTGCGGCTGGTACCCGTCTTGGGACTAGTCTAGACACCGGCGTTCTTCGCAGACGATACGACTTTGGAAGTAGGGTGTCTGAACTAGCAATAGCTCAAGACCCTTTCTTCAGATTAGTATCTAAGCTCGCGAAGAAACCAACAGATGATCCCGAGTTTAAATACACAGAACGCAGACCTTCATATCACAAAAGATACGCTTATGTTGTAGCATTTGATTCAAACGGATCAGCAGAAGTACATAATTCCGAGTTAGACAAGTCTGACGCGGCCGCAGCAGCTTCGGCTGTTGCTCATAATGTTGCTCTCTATATGGCTACTGACTATAAAGCATCTGGCCACATGGGCAGTGTTTATGGTCAGACAGGCGATAAGGTAACAGTTGGTGGGACTGGAACAAGACCTACTTTCTTTTTGCCAGGTCAACTGGTAAAAATACCAATTATGAATGCAACTACAGGAACTACAATTTCTGGTTATCATGTTATGAAAATCAGTACAGTAGTGACTGCAGACCGTACAAGTGACGCCGGTGTTGATAATGACAGCATGGAGTGTGTTAAGATCAGTGGACCCCTCGTAAAATTCGATAGTGGTGGAAATGAGCTAGCGTCTTTCGCTTATAATGCTTCATCTGCCGATGACGGATTTCAGACTGGTTCAAGCAATGGTTCTAATGAAGTGTATGACCGCACAATTGCAGGTCATCTCGAACCAATAAGGTCTTATGTGATTGGTACTGCGCATGCTCAAGGCTCTGGTTATCCTGAAACATGGAAAGACCAGCCTTTCTCGACTGCATTTGGTCGCACTCAAATTTGGAAAACAGCAATGGCAATGGATAACACTACTCGTGCTACCGTGCTAAAGTATGAACCGAATGAGTGGGCTCGTATATGGCGCGAGAAGTTAATTGAACATAAATGGGATATTGAACAATCTATATTGTTTGGTTCTCAATATGATTCAGGAACTGAGTGGTATACACAAGGAGCCGTTGACTTTATTTCAAGCTATGGAAATGTGTTTAGCATGACTCATGCTAGTAAAACACAAGATGATTTCTTAGATGATTTGAGTAGCTTCTTAGACCCACGATACAATAATGCTAACGCAACATTGTTCTTCGTGGATACTGCAACATACAATTGGTTGCATAAGCTAAGTGGTTATTTCTCAAATAATCTTGAGATTTCACCTAATTTCAGAGCTGATATGGCGTTGACGGGTAAAAAGAAGGTCTTTGGAGCTGATATTACAACTATCAGTACCCCTTATGGTGATATGAACGTAACCCGTAATATTCACCTTGATGGATCACCAATTAAAATGCTTGCTGTTAACATGAAGCATGTCTCTTACAGACCATTGGTCGGTAACGGATTGAATCGTGATACGGCAGTATATGTTGGTGTTCAAACCTTAGAAAATAGTGGTGTTGACCGTAGAGTTGACTTAATTCAAACCGAAGCAGGTATGGAATGGCAGATGCCAGAAGCCCATGCCTACTGGTC